TGTTTGTGCGCGTGATGGATTGGTTGCGCCCCCGCTTGAGACTGACGACGCGGCCCCACGTTGTTTTAAGCCTGGAATATCTTTGAGAAGTTGGTCAATGAGTGATCGTACTGACTGCTGAGACGGTTCCCCCTCATCACTTACCTCTATATCTTCCCATGCCAGCATGCGAGACACCCGATCAATGACGTTAGGATCAACTCCGGCCTTTGCTGCTTCAACGGCTACCATATGGTTCACGTTGCGCTCAAATTGCGCTTCCGTGATCTGTTGGTGCTGTGTTTGAAGATCTGCTAGCTGTTTCTCTAAAAGCTGTTCTTTGGAGAGGCGTGCTTCATCTTGTTTCTGCTGCTCTTCTTCAAAGCGTTTTAGTGATGTCCGGTGCTTTGCATTCTCGGCACGAAGTTCTTTGACAATCTTCTCATAATCTGAAAGACTGATCGATGATGACTTTTGTTGCTGATCTTCCTGAGATCCGCTTGTGGTTGTGTTGCCCGCCTGGGGCGTGGGTGCATTGCTCGTTTCATCTGCCAGAGATGAAGGAACAGTTGTGGTTTCATCCATTAGTATAAGTTATCCTTTGTAGAAAAACAATACCTCTGCTATATTGTCGCTATTTTACACGCTTTAAGTGGGGGTTTTTCCGTTTTGCTTTCGCACTAGCTTTCCTGGTTGATGCGGCTAGGATTGCCCCCGCCGCTTTCATACCATATTTTGCGGCTATCTTGCCTTGTACGGCTTTAAACCCTGGGTGCTTCATTGCCATGATAATGTATCCTCCTTATTTTTGTACGGTTGCCCATTCTGATGCATATGATTGTTGCACTACGATCAAATAGTTTAATGCAAAGCATGTGATAGACAAGGCATATGTGAAACCACACCCTACTCATATTGCCGCCTTTATCTCTAGTTGTTTGGTATCAGCATGGAACGGCTTTCCACTTTTTGTGATGGTGATGTAGATGGTGTACAACCCGGCTACAGACACGTCATTGCTTGCGTAGGCATATGACGCCTTGCCAGTGGTAGGATCGGTGTCAATCGTCCATGTACCCGTCGTGGTGATGATAGCGGCGGTATTCTCATTGAGAAATTTCATGGTGATGGTTGCCCCGGTCAAGTCAACGAGAGTGCCATCGGCATATTCAAACACCGGATTAAAGGGTGCCCCAACATCCCCCACGTAGATAGGAGAATAATCATCGGTATCACAGCTCATTTATTTACCCTCCGTAAATGTCGCGTCACCCTTACGTATCTGCACTGACGCCTCACCCCCACGCGCCTCTAGCATTGCGTTACCCTTGCGTACGGTAAAGGTTGCATTTGATGAGATCGTAGGCGTCGATGATCCGAGGATGAGAACGCCCGCAGGGGCACGTAGGACGTAAATCACTGGCATTATGCAACCCTCCCAAAGATCCGATGTTGTCGCGTGATAAGGCGTGGTGTCAGGCTAAAGCCGGGTGTATTTACCTGCATCTGATTGGCTATACCGGCGCTTGCGCTAGATGACATAAACGAGACGATGGGATCACCCGTCCAGTGCCCGGTGATCGGGTGCATCCATCCGTCAATATAGAGCTTATCGTTGAGGTAGAACGTGACAGCCGGGAATGACGTATTGCTAAATGTGTAGTTTGTTGTTGTACTGCTCATGGACTGGCTTGCAAGTGTCATAGTGCCAATGGCGGTATAGAGGCCGCTATTGTAAACGTAAGCACGCATAATCATGGTGACGGCAGTAAAACCGGCTGTGTCATTCATGCGCCACACGCCTGACCAGTTCCCCAGAGCTATCGTGTTTCCCTCTAGCGTCGTTACATCGTAGAGGTACCCCTTTCCGCTAGGGGAACCAATAGACGCGCTATCAGTCCCCGTTCCTCCTTGTGAAAGCCATTCCATGAAGTTTTGTGAGCTGTCATTAGGGGCGGTTGTTGTCTTTGACGTTGACGTACCACCGGTAGCGTTGACAAGTTTGCTTGCCGTTGCTACCGTTGATGCTAGACTTGTTGAGCCGTAAAGCGTCAAAGATGTTACCACTTATGAAATACCTCGAATGGCATTGATATCAAAGATATAATCGGCGCTATTGCTAGGCACGCTACCAGAGTAGAGCGTTACCAACCGTGAGAGATCGACAATGAATGCCAGGATAGCCGATTGATCCCCCGCCGATATCCCAGCACTTGTCATGTTTTGCGTAGTACAATTCTGGTTGTACATGCTATAGCGCTCTTTTGCCCATTTGATATTCTCATACATCTGATTCGTGTCATTTTGAAGTGCTACGGTGAAGTGTGCTAAATCCATTGGGATGAGTGTCATACTGTCCCTCTCTTGTGTTGTTTGATTGATCGATATTCTACATTTGTCGATTGATAATAAGCATTAATCTGATTGGCTGTTAACACTTTGCTGTAAACAACTGCCTCATCATAAGATCCGGCCTGATTGTCACCAAATACAGAATCACCGATAAAGAAACCAGCCGCCGCCGGGCTATAAGCTGATTCTGTATTTGTCCCTACAAGTGCGCCATTTGCATAAAGCGCAAGGACATGTGACGTTGTATCAAATGTTGCCGCTAGATGACACCACACATTCGACGTTACCGTAAAAGTGGGCGTAGCCGTTGTTGTTGCGCTCATGTTTGCGACGATAAAGGCAACAAGGTTTGTTGCTGACCCCGCTATACCTAGCCCAAATACAGACGGCCCCGTTGCCGTATAATTTGCAAAAAGCGAGGTATTGCCACTAATACCAGCCGTCTTAAACCACACCATAATCGTCACATTCCCTGAGACAACAATCCCAACAGGCGCATTAACTTGCCCAACCCCGCTAAACGTCACGGCTGTATTTGTACTGCCATCACGTAGAGAGCTAGCAACCCCGTAGGTTACTCCACTTGCCGCATAGGTACCATTATTTCCATTTCCACTACTATCAGTTGCGGTGAGACCTGAAGACTCCCCTAACCGATAGTAAATGGTCGGCGCATTGCGCATAATGGTAGAGTAACTAGACATCTACAACCATGCCCTGATTACAATGTTCGCCGCACCCGATCCGTTGAGGTTCGGTGTGCCGTTGGCCTGAAGGTGTAGCGCCGTTGTTTGCACATCAAAGAACAATGTTTGACCCGGTGAGCATATTGGACTACCTGCGTTTGTTGCTACATCAAGATCAAACAATACATTGAGCGCGGTATTGTTTTGCAGCATGATATGGTTGACCACCGTGGTACCACCGGCCCCCCACTTAAATGCTGCATCAGTGTTTGCGGTCAGCGCCGACGCGTTACTGCCAAACGCACTCACATAGCCAGTATTAGCAGATTGAGAGACGTAGAGCGGATTGGCTACTCCGGCGCTCGTACCGCTTATCTGGTTGATATTGGTTGATGTAAGAAAGTTTGCGGCGGTGGGCGAAAGCGCAATTATCGTATCGGCGGGGCTATAAGGTTGTAGCGCATAGAACGGTGTCACACTACCTGACCCGGTGATAGCCGTTGAAAGCTTGATACGTAGGCCCGTGGCCCCGTTCATATTGAGGCCGATAATCTTATTGGTGCTTGCTTGCAGTGTGTAGGGTAAGCTGATTGCCGCAAAGGTTGTTGACGTAGGATCAAAGACGGCGTTCGCTGGTATCGTCTGCCAGTTTGAAGTATTGTCGTAGGTTACTTCAAATGTGATAGCACCCACCGTTATAGTCGTTGTCTGTGTCAATTGGACGATAACGCTCTCAGCCCCGCTATTGGTAAATATGTTCTGGACGGTGTTAATCGTTGTGCTACTGTTCCATGCAGCAAGGGTAGCGAACGAGACACCCTGAAAGACGCGGATATTTCCTGCTTGATCGGCTTGCATTGCCATTGATTGCCCGGACGTTGGGGCGGGCGATGCGCTATTGTAAACGAGACCCCCAACAACTGCATTGGTAGGGGCTGTCCCCGCTCCTACTCCACTATCTACCGTTGCCCCCGTGTTGCCTACAATGCCTACCTTTTGCACACCAGTTGCGGCGGTGACGGTTGTTGAGCCGTTCACTTGTGCAAGGTTGCTTTGCATCTTTGTGGAAGATATTGCGCCCGCAAGCGTAGCGAGGTTGCCGCCCGTCTCAAGGGCAAGGGCCGATGTGTTAAGGTTAGTACCAGCGTTCGCTGTGACGGTCCCTGAAACCGTTGCGCTAAAGGTATCGACTCCGGTAGCGACAATCTGTGCACCTCTAGCGGTCATCTGAGCGTCAACAATCTGAGCATTTGTCACCGTTGGCTGTGTGCTATTGAATGCACCGCCTACTTTGAGCGGATTGCCCGCATTGCTTCCGGCAGATGCCACGGCCCCAACAACTTGCGCATTGAGTGAGCTAGCGGTTGCTTGAGTGACGGCGGTTGTCGATCCTGAGTCGGCTATCACGTGGCCGATCACTGCACTGCCCGCCGCTAGTGCTATTTGTCCCGTAGAGTCGCTTGCAATCGTCACACGTTGCGCACCTGTACCTGATACACCGTTGCCCATGAGAGGGGCCACGCCGTTGATCTGAGCGACGTTTGATTGCACCTTTGCCGATGTGACCGCCCCGGCTAGCGTGGCAAGATTCCCACCAGTCTCAAGAGCAAGCGCGGCGGTTGACATATTTGTTCCGGCGTTGGCTGTTACCGTTCCTGAGACTGGTTGCGTGGTCGCGCTAGCGTCTACCCGTAGCGCCCCCGCCGTTGTCAGAGAGAGCGGATTTGTTTGCGCGGTTGTGTATGTCGGTGATGCCGTTGTCACGGCCCCCTGAATGAGTGGCCCCTTCTCTCCACTTGTGGTGCTTGCTTGTGAGACGATGACGCCGTTAATCGACGTATCAAGTGCAAGGCCGTTTGTTGTGCCTATATTGGATGTGACTGTCCCTGAGACGGGTTGCGTCACCGCAGAACCATCCACTTTCCATGCAGTTGTATTGGCCGTGTTACCGGGCTGTACTGTCCATGTGCCCGATTGCGTAGCGGCTACCGTCCCTGAGACGGGCTGTGCGGTTGTGCCCGTGGGATCAGTGCGTACCGGGTTGGTAGCAGTACCCCCTGCAACTGAGCCGCCCGTTGCAGGTAACGCGATGCCGTACATGGTCATTGTTTGCGTGCCCGCGCCTGTATCGTAGTCAGTGGTGTTATTGCTATGCTGGTCTGAAACCGTGAACGTTCCTGACCCTGCGTTAGCCGTAATAGTGCCTGATACCGGTTGTGTTACGGCTGATCCGTCTACCTTTAGAGCCGTGGCATTAGCCGCCGTTCCTGAGAGGTCTACTTTTAAGTTTGCGGCTGTACTTTGTGTGACCGTGACTGTCCCTGAGACGGGCTGTGTCACTGCACTCCCATCCACTTTGAGCGCCGTCATGGAAGCAATGCCCTGTACTGAGAGCACATCGGTACTTGCAGTGCCCGCAGTACCTAGAGCTGGTTGCTTGGCAGATGTGGAAGCTCCCGTAGGCAGTGGCAGACTAGCAGCACTTACGGGTTGAGTGACCGCAGACCCGTCTACCTTGAGGGCATTAGAACCGGTTACGCTTGCCTCTGTTGCACCGCCGTAGATCCCTACGCGCAAGTTTCTATTGCTTGCAGACTCTACTAAGAGCTGTTGTAGGTTTGTGCCGTCTGATGCTCCGATGAGTGTGCTTGATGTAGGGATTGCAGATCCATCGGTACTTACAGATGGGTTTGTTGCCGTGATTGATCCGGTGATCGGTATTGGTGTACCACTTGCTATCCCTTGTATTGAGAGCACATCTGTGCTTGAGCTACCCGCCGTTCCGAGTGCAGGTTGCTTGGCAGATGTAGCCGCCCCCGTTGGGAGAGGTAAGGACGTAGCACTTACGGGCTGAGTCGTGGTACCAGTCGGATCTGTTTTAATCGGATTGGCAGATGTACCGCCCGCAACACTTCCACCACTGGCCGGGAGAGCGAGGCCGTACATGGTCATTGTTTGCGTGCCCGCCCCGCTATCGTAGTCTGTCGTGATGTTTGTGTGCTGATCAGCTACATTGAGCGCGGTAGCGTTTGCGGATGTGCCTGAGAGATCAACCTTGAGGTTACTAGCGGTGCTTTGTGTGACTGTGATAGTACCTGAAACTGGCTGTGTGACGGCAGAACCGTCTACTTTCAAGGCGGTCATACTAGCAATGCCTTGCACCGTTAACACATCGCTAGACGCGCTACCAGCCGTTCCTAACGCCGGTTGCTTTGCACTTGTAGAAGCGCCGGTAGGAAGGGGTAAACTAGCCGCGCTTACAGGCTGTGTTGTCGTACCAGTTGTGTCAACGCGTACCGGGTTGGTAGCAGTGCCGCCCGGTACTGAACCGCCTGAAGCCGGGAGAGCAAGGCCATACATCGTCATGGTCTGTGTACCGGCCCCGGTATCATAGTCAGTAGTGTTATTTGAATGTTGATCTGAGACGGTAAACGTCCCTGTGCCCGCGTTCGCTGTTACCGTCCCCGATACGGGTTGTGTGACTGCCGATCCATCCACCTTCAAGGCCGTAGCGTTCGCGCTTGTGCCTGAGAGGTCAACCTTGAGATTCGCCGCCGTTGCTTGTGTGACCGTGACAGTACCGCTTACCGGCTGAGTGACCGCACTACCATCAACCTTTAGAGCAGTCATGGACGCGATGCCTTGCACAGTGATGACATCTGAGCTTGCTGATCCGGCTGTGCCGAGCGCCGGTTGTTTGGCAGAGGTGGAAGCGCCGGTAGGCAAGGGAAGACTAGTAGCACTGACCGGTTGCGTTGTCGTGCCCGTGGGATCTACTTTGAGCGGATTTGATGTAGTGCCGCCTGCAACCGATCCACCCGAGGCCGGTAAAGCGATACCAAACACCGTCATGTTTTGCGTACCAGCCCCACTATCATAGTCGATAAGCACATTGCTATGCTGATCAGAGACAGTGCCGCTTACCGGTTGTGTCACCGCGCTCCCATCAACTTTAAGTGCCGTTGCGTTCGCAGACGTGCCCGATAAGTCTACCTTGAGGTTACTAGCCGTAGACTGCTGAACGATAACAGTGCCGCTTACCGGCTGAGTGACTGCTGATCCATCAACCTTCAAAGCGGTCATGCTAGCAATACCTTGTACTGAAAGCACATCACTAGAGGGTGTGCCCGCCGTTCCGAGTGCAGGTTGCTTTGCGGCGGTTGCGGCCCCGGTGGGCAGTGGTAAAGAACTAGCAGATACCGGTTGTGTTACGGATGATCCATCAACCTTGAGTGCCCCACCTGCTGAAATAGTTGCTTTATTGGTACCCGCCCCGTCCACTAGTTCAACGTTACCGATAAGGTTTGAGCCTGATGGGAGCGCGGGTAGTGAGGTGACGGCGGTAGTGCTCCCTGAGTCGGCTATCACGTGGCCTATAACGTTGGTACCAGCCGGTAAGGCAGACGCAATAGACGTGCTGATTGTTGCCGCTAATTGGGCAACAATCTTTTTAAGAATAGCAATCTCAGACCCGCTCCCAGAACCGCTATAGGCCGCATCGCTTATTGCCCCGATCCCTGATAAAATACTATCAGCGTCGGCTTTAATGCTTGCTAAGTTGCCCCCTGTTTCAAGTGCTAAAGCTGACGTATTGAGATTGGTACCCGCGTTTGCGGTAACGGTACCCGAGACTGCAAGCGATGCCGCTAGTTGGGCAACGATCTTTTTGAGTATGGCTATTTCTGTCCCGGCCCCTGACCCGCTATATGCCGTGTCGGTGGTTGTACCAATGGTGACATTTGAGCCATCTTTGGTATAGGTTGAAATCGGGGCTGATTTATTGCTGTTGCTATCAGTTGTAACAGGCCCGCCTTCAAGGGGCGTCAAGTTGCCCGCCGCCGTGTTTGGTGTGTAGACCGTCGAGACTGGCAACTGATTGGTGCCAAGCGCGGTCTGCGTTGTGGTTGTTGGGTTGCTACCGTAACTCATCTATTTTGCCCCCCCTGGATCTTTTGCAGATGGTACCGGCGCTTTGTGCGGCTTTGCCCCTATATCGGCCCCGGCATTAATAGCCCCCTTGCCTGACGGAGAAGACGCCGCAAGCTGTGTCTTTTGTGTCGCTGAAAGTTGGGGTAAGAGATCCCCGATAGTGGCTTGCTCATGTTTGAGCCGTTCTATTTCCTGCTCAGGATCAAAGCCTAACTGGTTAAGGGCGCTTTGCAGTGATACTCCGATCTGTCTAAGTAGGAGCGCCGTCTGTGCCGCCTGCAAGTCATCTTCAGGCATAATGTTCTGAAAATGAAGCTGTATTTCATAATTCTGATATTCGTCTAGACTAAGCACACCCTCGATGACAAGCGCGGCCCTGGTAACACGCCGGATAAGAGAGCCGTAGAGTCGTTGTTTGAGTGTTGTCTTTTCCATAATTGGCTGTAGCAAGAGCTTGAGCGCAACCCCTGAGATATCGCCACGTGGGAGACTTGTTTCACGGCCAAGCGCGATAGCCGGTACTCTGGATTGTTCATCCATGTGGCCGCGTAGATCCATTGCAAAATTGCGTTGATCGGTCAGCGTTTGCACCATTTCCAGGTTGCCGATTTTGCTATCAGAGGATGGTAAGCAGATGAGATCATCAACGGCTGTATTTACGGCGTCTGCATCCATACCGATGATCCATGTTTTAGGATGACCATGATATTTGATAATACGTGACGTATTGCTTTGGATAAAGTTGAGAGAATGGTTCAAACCAATGAGGTCGGGGGTCAGATCTGGTATACCCCATGTTTCGTTCGGATTAGGAAGATTCTGGCAGAAATCGATGGGTGCAAAGGGATAGGGCCACGTGTCCGGTTCCCCTGTTTGTTGCCAGGAACCGATTTGACCCTTTCGCATATAGTTGGTGATAATCCAGTGGTCTACAAACATTTCTTGATCATAGTCAAGGCCAAGTGGTGCATTTGGATCAATACGAGAAATAATCTGTCGTCTATTCCACTCGTTTGCCATCGCATACTCGATAACGTAGGCAAGGATGCACGAAACGTCGTCATTATCGGTGACAACACGCACGATACAACTATCGAGGGGAAGGATACGCGTATGTGGATGGTGCATGTCAGGCGGCATAATCTTGACAAAGCTCATGCCAGTGATGCCGCCATTGATGCCGATCTGTGAGAGCAGTGTCATTCGATCATCGTCATCTCCCCATACGGCGCGTATGGCATCTTTTACGGTGTTTGTTGGCTCTGTCGTCTCTTTTGCGGCCTCAATGTTGAGGGTTTTCCCAAACAAAAACGACACCCCTTTATCAACAATCGGTGCACATCTGTTGCTGATAATGTTGTCGTTTGGCTGGTCAGGCTGTATTTTGAGTGGCGGTGGAAACTCACCCCGATATGACTTCCAGGCGTCAAGAAGTGCGCGTTTGCGCTCCTTGTCGGCGTAAGGAATGTTCATATTCGAGAGTGTTTGTATCCCGTTTTGATCGACTGACGGGCTGTATGCCGTGGGCATATACGAAACCATGTATCATGTTCCTCATAGATCCCCCCTTTCAATAAGAGGGAGATCCATAACTTCATGCATATGGACTTCTACGCCCGGTAGCTTGCCACCTGCTACTATGACTATAATCGTGTTTGCTTTCACAAACACACTTTCGAGTGTATACCCATCAGGTAAGCCTAGACGTGTAGCTAACTCATCAAAAGTATACACCATACGAGCCGCGTTTTGTAGATGTTTCTGTGGGAAGCTCAGAATTACGCTCTCTTTAAAAAGAACTGATGATAATCTTCAGGCGTATCAAGAATTGGAATACCCATCCGGCGCATCGCGTTTTCTTTTTTCATACATGATTTTGAGATATCTGCTTTATCTGCATGGTTGTCTTCATCTTCAAGAAGCATTGTGATGATTTCACGATACCCGTTTATTAATCGCGTAAACTGTGATCTAAGCAAAGGATGCTCATCGAGGATTCTTTGTATTTCTCTGTCCTCATCGCTGACAAAATCAGCCGGAACCATTTCCATTGTTTACTCCTCACGCCCAAAGATATGATAATCGTCAATTATGCGGCATTTCACCGCCGCTAGCCCCCAATCATCATACGCCTCATCGTAGGGAACGGTATAATCAAACTGTATACCTTCAATATTCGTAATGGCCTCTTCTTTTAAGTCATCGGCATATGGAAAGCTACTCACAAAGAGCATCTTGAGAGCTTCGATGCGTTCCTGATTATCATAGCGGGTAGATTCAATGCCATCCCCTGCAAAACCCTGGATAGTAAAGGCGCTGTATTGTACGATCTTTGGAGGAGCGGGTACACGCGTGCATTCATAGTGGACACCGTTAACGATGATTCTGGCAAAGAGCCGATCCCCTAGTAGATCATTGCTCACCTCTAGCGTATGCGTTGGCACGCCCGGCCCCACAAACCCGGCAAACTGTTTGACAAAGTTGGGATCGGTAGTATCAATGGTTTCTTCTACCACTAGCTGTAAATCACTCTCACTCAATGGAATTGCTCCTGATTTAAGATGTACTGTTTTACACATTCCCAACTACAAAAATGGAGATCATCGCAGTGATCTTCACTGCTCCGATGTACCCAGAGCCAACCGGCAGGTAACTCAGAATCGTACTGCTTGATCGGTGCTGTAGCCGTACATACTTCACACGCTATATGAGCTTTGTACACGATATCCCTTTCTCTGTATGACTTTGGGGTGTAGGATTGAACTATAAGCATACCATATTTGCCTCATAGGGGAACGACTTGGGCCACTCCTTGAAAATCAAATTGTGCCCAAATACGTCTATTCCTCTCCATACGCAAAGCAGCAAAGATCTCTTGATGGAGTGCTCCGATGAGAAACGTTTGTTCTATATCGCGCATCTCTTGTGGAGGCACATGAGCCGCAAGTAGCGTGTTATAGGCATCCTCTATATCACTTATAAGCATAAGCGTGATAAAAGCCCCTTTGCGGCGTGATCCTTGACTATGCATGATCTTGTAGCGTAGTTTGGCAATGCGCCTTTGAGCCTTATTCATTCTTCTATTGGCCTCCCATATCTTGACCATCCGTGATAGTCTACTCCGTACTTTTGCTCATACTCATTGAAGCAGACACGACTACAATAATGACGTGTGGGCGACCATACAGTAGATCCAAGATGAAAAAATACCCATCCAGGCGGGATATAGAAAGAAGGTTCTAAGTCATCTAATATAGAGCTTTCTTTTGTACACGTATCGCACGCATAGAACTTCTTCTTAACAATGATATTACGTTCTTTTATCATTCATCTTCATCCTCTCCATTGACAACAGGGATAACCGGTTGCCACTTAAACGGTTGTGACTTCTCTTCTATTTCCATATCGTCTTCTTATATGTCGGTTTACCGGGCGTACGGTCAAAACGTGCGCAAATATAGCGAACCGGATCACAGCTATGATCATACTCTTTTACGGGTTCATCATTTCTATAACTCCCATCGTGATTCATCGCCCATACATATGAGTCGACCTCTTCTATGAAGCCGATAGGTTTCTTTTCAGCATCGAGAATAGCGTCACGTTCAACCAGTGCATTCTCAAAGACTTCAAAGCGTGCGCGTCCGTCTCCTGCATCACGAAAACGCGCTTGAACAGCCTGGATACCTGAGCGCACTTCCTTATAGGCTTTGGTGGTCATCATGCCGAGATGCCGCTCTAGCGTGGCTCTATCTTCAGCGTCATGGTCACAAATAATCTGCCGTGGTGGTGGTTCTCCCCCCGGTTGTCCCCATCTCGATAGCCGCTTGATGACTTTTGCATGATCTTCTACGATCATGTTTGTTTTATACCACTCTCTGTACAAGATGAGCCGCCCATCAGGATCAACGGCAATCCAGAGACAGACAAAGGGGTGTTTAAATCCAAAGTCAACCGCCAGATAGCGGGGCCAATCTGCGGGGATACGGAATGGCTTGATAACGTTGCGGCGTCTATCCCACGTATCGGCATAAATAGAACCCTCTGCTCCTACCCACTTGCCATAGAAGAGACGCATGAGGCGTACGCCTGTTAAACCTGCCAGGATCTTATTGATGTACATATCACCATCGGGGGTGAGCCGCCCATCAGCGTCATAGAAACGGGGGTTATCCTCAAAGCGTGAGACAAGCCGCTTTGTCACTCCGCTATTCATGCGCAAGTTAAGCCAGTGTGACGGCCCCTCCGGGTTTACGTCCATGATGACTTGATAATAGGGAAGTTTCCCATGTCTAAGACGGGAACGAACAAACTCTAGATCTTGCAAGTCGCATTCAGTTGCTTCATTGATGTAGGCAAGGTCGATCTCAAGTGACTTCACCTTCTCAGGCTTATCGAGACCAGTGAGGATCATCTGTGAACCGTTGGGGTATTCAAATGCGGCGGGGCGTATGCGGTTGCCAGAAAAGAAGGTAATGCCCTCACGGGGATCGATCATCGATTTATACGTTGCGATAGCAGTCGAGGCAAGTGCTACGCTTGTTTTGCGTGCAACAAGCGCCTTCGTACCGGGGAAATACGTAAGCATCATATGCACTTTATATAAGCACGCGAACGTTTTTCCAGTGTTGTGATGCCACATACCTTCAGCTAAATAGTGGTGTGCATGCGGTACATGGAGATCATAGTACTCATCAGTACGAACGTACTCAATACTTGATACCGTATCCCATTGTGCTGTATAATCACTATTGGAGGTATGAAATGAAAGGATATCATCACGCATCTGACCAGGAAATACAGAGTATTCTTGAGTCGTATCAGAGAACGAAGAGCACTGTTTTGACTGCTCAAGAGCTAGGCTTACCCCCTCGTCGCGTAACCGGTTTACTGAAGAGAAGGGGTATTGAACTGACAAAGGCTCATGGAGGGGCATGCTATCAACATCAGGACAATGTGATAGCATGGGCGCAACAAGGCATTTCTCTATCTGAGATTGCCCGTCGTATTGGAACAAAGCATCAGTTAGTAAAGAAGTTTCTCGTTGACCATGACATTGATTATATTCCCTTTGAACAGAAGATGCAAAATAATCCGGCATGGAAAGGGGGGCGTATGGTAGATGAGGATGGGTATATTCTCGTAAAAAGCCCCGATCATCCCTATAAGGATCGTCACGGGTATGTGCGTGAGCATCGCCTTGTAGTAGAGGCAAAGATAGGGCGATATCTTGACCCGCAAGAAGTTGTGCATCACCGTGATAATGACAGGCAAAACAATCATGTTGATAACCTTGAGCTTTTTGGCTCAAATGCCATGCATCTTGCAGAGACATTGAGGGGTAAGACGCCTCAATGGTCTGATGAAGGGGTGAAGCGGATACAAGAAGGGGTAAACCGATCTGCAACGAAGAGGCGTAGCGCCACCCGCCCGGTGTCAGAAATAGATGGTTGCCAGTAATAGTACACTCCCGGCCTGAGCGTGTTCTCACTCTAAAGAGATCTGCAACTCCCTTTATAAAAGGTTTCTCAGCTTGTATAGCACCTCTGAGCGTTTGCACTATTGGTGCTATACTATCTCTATAGAGATCCCTAATCGGCGTATGTGTACCGGTGATCGGGTTGTATATTCTGGTTTCACCTGCTATACAACCCGCAGGGCCATCCATACAGACCTCTAGGTCTGTACACTTGCCTAGTTCTAATGCCGCCCCGCGTAGCTCAGGGGGTGTGATCACCTCTTCTATCACGTATTACTTTACCCATGTTCCATGCATAACAGCACTCCAATTGCGTACATGCTCCATACTAAGCTTCCACTTTGAGGCATCGGTGAATGCTGAAGATAACTCTGATGCATTCACATAGACCTTCACACCTTTCCCTGCTATATGTACTGATTCCGGCCCTGTTTCACCCACGATAGCGAATCCGCTATACGGTGGGAGTTGCGGCGGCGTCTCTGGCTTGTAGTCCCTTACTTCATCGATCCGATCAGCATACCCCACCTCGCTGAGTACGTGTTCTGCAAACTCATAGAGCGTTTTCGAGAAACTATCATAGTCCCCCATCAGGGTTGTATCCATGATGCGCCGGGCGGCATGAATAAACTTTTCACCAGTCATTTCTATCACCTCCATACCTGATCATAGTAGTCTTCTTCCTCATCGTCATCATCCGGTGTGTCTATAACCGGTTCATGCATGGCCTCGATAAGCTCTTCATGAAACTTCTCTAATTCGTTCTTTGGAGTTGGCAAAGAGAGAGACCATTTTGAGGCATCGGTAAAGTCGGCATACTCCCCTTTAAAAGTGACTGGTAGATAGGGAGGTTTAGGGATAATCGTTGCGGTATACGACTCATCACACTTCTGACCGTTGTGAAACGTTGCTAAAAATACCTCTTCTAATCCCCCTACTATTCGTCTGAGCTTTACCTTGTAGATTGCCATAATCAGTGAATTAAGCTTGTATTGATTGCCAATTGGTGTGATATCGTGTGCTGAAGCCCGTACATCCACGCTTAACTCATAATTCTCATCGTCAAATGGCAGAGAGGCAAGCCACTCACTCACCCCGTCTATGCTCTTGATGTATGCTTGCATATCAAATGGCCGAGGCATTATGTTGCCTGATGGTGAGATGTCCCCGATGATACTAAACTTCCAGTTGTCGCCATAGAATGTACTCATATCCCTCCCTATTCCTTTCTTTCTCGTCTGTCAATCTTCACGTTCCTCCATGATCGGGGGCATTTGCTTTGCCTCTGCTAATTGTCCTTGTGGCATGGAATCAATGGCCCCGAAGTACCCGGCTGGTATCTGGCGAACAAGGACCGTCTGTATCTGTTGTTGATCTTCTTTCGCGTCCAGGCCGTAGAGCTTGGCACGTTGCTGCATGATGATCAGAATGCGATCAAGTGCCCATAATTGCCCCTTGTTTGAAGAGTCAAAAAACATTTTCATGCACTCAGCTTGCAGGATATCGTACGTCAAGCCCTCTTGTGCCCGCAACTCTTCAACGTCATGAACAATCGTGCGCTCTATCTCTTTTTTGATTATTTGCTTGACAACGTTCTCATGTGCATAGCCGCAACGCTGTGCGATTTCACCGTACGAGAGACGCTCTTTTATGCGTAGTTCGAGCGCCATATGAGCACGAAGCGCGTAGTTTACATCTTCGTCGCGCATCTTCTGTTTTCTTTTTGTGCGTGGTGGTGCCATACTTGCTTGCCCTCTGGATAATCGTACCCTGAGCGCATAGGAAGCACTCTAGGCACATGGGGAGCGCAACACTCCGATAGATTGACGGTACATACACCAGCGTCGTGTAGCGGCGCTCTGCTCTGTTTTGACAGTGAATACCGTTAGGGTGCACGATTGTACACCGTCTTTGGAAGAGAATGCGCCACAAAAACAGGAAAATCATTTAATCCATCCCTCTCTCTTGTAACGTGCTCATGCCAGTGAGGAGCGTTGACCATTTATCATGCAGGCGGCTATAGGTTCTCCATACCCCGCATAAAGAGTGAAATTTGCATTGATAACAGGCGTTATAATGCTCCCACTTGCTTTTTTGCAGGTGTGAAACCATCCGTTCAACTTGCGCTCGGTCACTATTCATCGTTTTCCCCATAAAAAAGCATGATACACGTGCTTGTAACAAGTGTATCATGCTGAGATTGAAAAAACTAGAAGTAAAGGCAAACAAGGTGCCATTGCGCGTTTAATCCGGTTATGTCAAGATCAAAAAAGTGCGCGGCGTTTTGAAGTTGTTCGTCCCATCCTTCCTTGACAAAGAGGCTGTCAGGCAAAAGGAGAACGGCATCATCCCATTTTGCCTCTTTATATGAATCGTTGACGGAGAGGAAACTGCCGAGCCTTTCATCGAACCCGTATACATGAATGGTACATCCGTGGGACTCGTTCAAGAAGTTCTTATCCCATGAAGTCTCTTCATACTCACCCTGTTCTTCATCATAAGGGCGAACATATCCATAGAAAAGGCATGCGCTTGACGTTGTACTCATTCATCCTCATCCTCATCAGGATCATCGTCCTCTTCATCATTCCAGTCTGTCGGATCATACTCAATGTCCTGAAAATGGCAATGGGATCTGTGGTATGCAATGCGTTCATTCTCAGTCATCATGTCTTCAACTGAGAAGGGGCAAGAGGTAAAGTACCTGTCCATTCTCTCCCATGATACTTTAATGGCCTCATAAATCTCCACTGGCAACATTTTTACCGGTTCCATGATTGATACCTTCCTTGCTTTCTTGCAGTTCGATGTACGGTTGCTTTACGAAGCCTCCTACAATTTCTCTGTTTATCGATGATCGCACTAAGATGGTTCAGTGAATAGGGATCGATCAGCTCCGTCCACTGTTCAATATAATGGTTGATGGTCAGGTGTTCAGTCTCGTCCTGTTCAGTGAATAGGGGGGTGTTCAGTGAATAGCTGTGTTTACTGTTCATTATTTATCTCCTCAACCCTCTCGTTGAATTCTTCAATTTGTTGATTATACAGATCTGTAGGAATGATGGCCCCCTCATCTTCTATCGGTGCGTACTTATTCCAGTAGTCAACACATCGGTTGTAGATGCCAATGAAGAAATTGTAGGAATCGACATAGATGTTATAAAGGGTGTTCACTCTCTTACTCCTTCGAGGATGTTCATTATCTTCTTGACGTAAGGTCGTAAATCATCAGACTGAATAGCTGAATAGCAGAGGGAATGAATAGCATCGATATCGGATGCAATCTGTTCAGCCAATTGATACCACTGAACAGTAGAGTGAATAGCCCCCTGTTCAGTATTCACCTCGCTATTCAGTGCTTGCGGCTGTTCAATCAATCGTAGCCACCGATCCGGTTCTGGCTGTTCAGTGTTCACCTGTTCACTGTTTAGTACATAGCCTCGGCTATTCAGTGAATACCAATCATTGTTCACTGTCGTACTGCTTGTTGGCTGTTCAGTGTTCATTCGTTACGTCCTGAACTGAATAGATCGTTATTGATTGTACGTCATAGCCTTGCGCAACGGAAACGGCACCTGGATTAATCCACATGATTGTCTTCATCGGCAACCTATAACCACCATCGTTAATATTTGCTGTGGATAGGGCAGTAGACAGCACCTCATCGGGGCTGTAGTCAGTGCTGACGACACGGTGGTATGATCCTGCCGGTGGATCGTTGACATCAATTCCAGCGTCTTCTATGAGCTTGATGATCCCTATCCGGAGTGATTCCTCAAAAAGAGAGACTTGTTCATCTGGAATAGCCTTCGATGCTATCATGTCTAGTACTAAATGCATGAATGCATCATTAAACAAATCCCCCGTCTTATGCTGTGTTTTTTGACGTAACTGTTGTGACCACCACTGAACAGCACAATCAATCTCGTTCTTCATTACCTCTGCAATATCCATTGTTCTACCTTTCTTTTTCACTCATAATCTCGCACAATACTAGTTGGCTCAATGTGATAAAGTGTAGCCAACAAGTTTATCTCTCCCACTGAACACTTGCGTTTACTTTCCTCAATACGCCGGATTATTCTGGGGGACAACTCAAGATACTTTGCCGCCGTGGTACGACTAAAGTTATTGGATAGTCGGATTTGTTTGAGGTATTCACCTCGGACGTGGATACTCATGTGTTCATTTTCCTTTCTTGAAATGGTAGACTATTCAGTGAACAGTGAACTTTTGTTTGAGCTTCTTTTAAGTTCACTGTTCAGTTTCTTTTGTTGGTGGTATAGTGTTCAGTGAATAGGGGCTATTCAGTGCTATTCAGTCAGCCGGAGTGTTTACCTGATCCTTTTACTATTCACTGAATAGCTTTCTGTTCACCTGTTCAGTCAAAGTGTGACATGTTCAGTCTTTCTTCTGTTCAGTGTTCAATGGTTGTTGGTGTTCACTGAATAGCTCAGGATAGAGAGCGTTCAATGCACGCGATTGGTATTCAACGCTATTCAGTACTTTCATGACCTGTTCAGTTACGATCTGTTCAATGTAGTTGTTCAGTGAACACTCAACTTTCCAGGTAGCCCCGATTGAACACTGAACATCTTTTGTCGGCATGTTCAGTTTGAACTTTGCCCGTTCAGCTTCCTCATCGACAACGGCGAGATCATGAATGATATTCATATGAGACAGCAACGTGTAAGTTTGGTCTGTGACCTCACAACTGTAGTAGTACATCCCTTCCCAAAGTGACCACGGCTCTTCCCAAACCCCTTTTAGCATACTTGCATTTAGTGTATCGACATCATTCATGTCAATCGAGAAATTAACTCTCATCTCTTATCCCCCTCGTTCCTTTCTGCTTATCCGTTCCTCTATACTATCGAGGTGCCCGTGTATACGACTAAGCCGGGCTATGAAATCATCCCTGCCCTCGAAAGTTAGGAGTGTACCTCTGACATATACACGCTTGCCCCCAACACAGAGCACATCATCTGAGACAATACCCGGTGATACGTTGTGCCACTTTGCAAAATCATGTCGTACCGTGTAGCCACTATTTATGAGTGCAGCGATCACAAGAGGATCTTCAATACAGTGGTGTGACCATGTAGGTACTTCTCCCTCATGGTCACCATTGGCGCTTTCAGTTTCAAAGGGAGGATCATATTTAGGAGCACTCACGGCCTACTCCCAACGATCTCCCAGACGGACTCTTCAATATCAACATCGAAGACGAAAAGAATATTGTCGCGCATATCGCCCCAATCGTTCTGAGGATCGCGCATGAACGCCTGATGAATGTCACCCTCGGTACGGATATCCTCTTTTGTTGCGTCGTACCAGAGGTACATGTGATACTGTTTCATCAAAAGGAGTGGGTAGAAATCCAGGTGCAGGGTATGGCCGTTTGGCATCGTGGTGGAAAGCGTTAATTCAATGCCATTATGGCCTGTTCCCCTCAGCCACGTATTGATGATATCTTCAGCTTTTTGAGTCATGCTATAGCCCCTCTTCTTGCAGGTAATCGGCAATATCTTCACGCTTCCATGCATAGAAATCATTGAGGCACGCTATAACGCTTGTCACTTCCTCATGGCGTGTGAGTCCTAACTGAGACGGATATCCTATCACCCTCTCATCGCCGAACTCATCGTTCATCTCATCTATTTCATCGAGGAGCAGAGCCTCAATAGTAGTATCGTCAAATGGGTTTGTAGGGAGATTCCCGGTTATCGCCTCGTACGCCGCGCCGATCGCACATGTGCCCATAATGGGCGTACCATCCTCTTCCTCTTGTGCCCATCCCACAAAGCATCCAAAGACTTGAGGGTGTAACGTTGCGCCTTTTCTGATTGCTTCTGATAGTTTCATGGATCTTCCCTTTCTTCTTCTAGTATTTCACGCCGTCAATCGGATCACCACGTAGCCCCCGGATCGACCCGGTGTAGTACCCATGCTGTGAGATCTCATCCTTCTCACATAAGCCCTCATTTACGGCCTGATCCAATATGTCGTATGCGGCGCGTGTCGGCTCTGTCCCATGCAAACGGTCACCTTTCCCGTTCCATGCCTTGTACCCATCGGCGCGGCCCTTTTCAAACGAGGGCCACTGATCGTCTGACCAATTGATACGATCTTGATCTGTCATTATTCTGTCTCCCTTTCTTTCACGAACACGACAATGAGCGTCTCTATGGCAATGAGGACTACATTGATGGCAATAGCTATATTTGTTATTCGTCCAGGCAGTAGAGTTGTAGATACAGCAATCAATGCTACAACAGCAACACAGGACCATATAGCAATGGACTTGTACGGCTTGGGCCATACCAACAAACGTTTCATGATAGATCCCTTTCTTCTTTGCAAAACAACATTCCTTACTCTCTTAGTATACACCATACTAGTATATTTGTCAACCTATAGGGGTGATGAATATTTTTTAGTTGCCGTCATTGTAGGATCGGATACGATTGATCCATGTGATGATGCCAATGAGAAGCGCGGGCAGAATGAGCAGGACACAAAGACACCAATGAAACCAGATGGGAAGATAGCTTGAGAAAAGAGCTGAGAATGCCTCAAGAAGCGCGCAATACAACGAGAGAATAAAGAATACTGCATAGGCATTGCGAATAGGGGTACGATGCACGATATGTCTCCTTATGCACGAAATACATGTGTCTCGAAAAATGGGTTATGACAGGAAATGGAACAAGCATTACGAACCGATGTTCTAAGGGGTATGCCCCCCATCGCTGTTTGTGGGTGTCACGCCACCATCCATAGTGCCTCATGCTGCATGCTACACGACGATAGCATACTGTACCGTTACCGATTGACGTGCAGTGACGTGGCAAGCATCGAGCCACATGTTGACCGTGTGTAGCGCATGCAGTGTGTGTATACTATACCATGCTTATGCATGCATGCCGCTATGATTGCAGAAGTATATATACCGGGAAATGAAGCTGGTGTATATGCACTAACAATATATACCAGCTAGTATACTGTACGGTGATGTACCTGGAAGCATGACAGCGTGAGGATATGTGAGGCATAGTATGAGAGAGGAGGGGTAAAACACGGTGGGCATATACACCGACAAACTACGGGCAAGTACATACCCACAAAAATACGGGCAAGTATCTATACCCTGGCAGATGACACTAAGCCACGCGAGACGGTGAAACCCTCCGCCACTGCTAACGCTTGTATGTCAGTGATGCTGGCAGTGGGATGGTTATAGTACGCTTGACGTATCCACTCCGACTTATTGACAGAGGCTTTCTTGATGTCAATCTTCTCACGCTTCTCTCGTGTCTTCACAGTACCATGTGTCTCTTCGATCACAGTCGCCGCAATGAATGTATCTGTTATCATATCATGCTCTGTCTCAAGAGTCGATATGATGCTCTCGTTATGGGTCTCGATTGACTGAGACGGTGTAACTATGGCTGGTGTCTCTTCTGAAGCGGGCTGGTCATGTGCCGATGGTAGCGGCAAATGTGGCAACGTTGCATCTATTTGGTGGGATGTGGTATACTCGGGTTGTCTCGTAACCGGAACAACCCGAGTATACCACATCTCTCCACTATCGTTTGCCTCACTCTTGCCCATTTCCTTCTCTATCAGCCCTATCAGCACATAGAACCATCCTGCTACCGCGCGTATGCCCAGTGTATTGCCCGCTATAGCCGAGACTTGCCCGTGACTCATAGTAAAGGGAAGCAGTGTCAACAGCGTCATAGTGAGGAATACGAGAGTCGGTATGCTATAGAGTACAGCCCATGTCCAGCGTGTAACGCATTGTCCCCGTGTGACCGGGATCGTTTCGCCTTGTGAGCTGGTGTCATGTTTGCGAAACGTGAGACGCCATAGCTTCAAGCATTTGACGATTGCCTTGTACGTTATGACCTCCGGTAGTAGTGCAAAGCTCACGAATGCAAATGACGTAAGCACCCCGCTTACAGGTTGTGCCGCTAGAATCCATTCGGGTGCAGTAGCACACACTGTTACCCATAATGTAGCTAGTAGCATCACGGGGTGACTCATCGTACCAGCCAGTATCAGCACGTAGTTACTGGCATCTACAGCAAAAGTACCGCTTGTTATCCACCGTCCTACTCTTCTAGCTTGTGTAACTGTGCTACTATTCTTTAGTGCTGTGAGTTGCGCATTGTACATAAGGATAATCCCTTTCTTCTCTTTTCTTCTTCACTCTACTGCAATGTATAGTGATCATTCTTCCATGTGAGCGTGTATGTATGCTCTATCTGCCGTTGTGTGGGCCACGCATTGAAGCCCGTTGTAAGCGTTACGATACAATTGTGCTGATCATCGAGCCTCACAGTGAGACCAGAGACAATGATACTTTTATCAATGAGTGCAATAGTCGTTGACTCTGTATGCTGGTGGGCGTCTATGGCAATCACGGTTAGCCTACTGCTATCAATGATGGTTGTGATCACATGTGTCTCACCATCTGGTGTTGTTGCTTGTGATGTCGGGTACTGTCCTAGCGTGTAGTGAGCGTACGTGTTTTGTACGCTCACTGAGATGCTAAGTGCAGCATACAGGAGTGCACACATAGCGATAGCGCCAAAGAGACAGAGGGTAACGAAGCGTGTTTGATTCTCGGGTACACCTTGGCATCTGATCTCTTCTTGTGTGGTACTTCTCTTTTTCTTCTCCTGATAGGCATGTGCCCTGTATGGAGCGGTAACGGTAGCAAGAGAGGGCGCTGTTCTCACCATGGTCTCATCATTGTTGGTTATGACATCGGCATGCCGTCTCTTCGTAACGGGTACGATGGATCTATAGCGTTGGTCTAGTGCTTTTCTTCTCTCTGGTATGTCGTAGCGATAGTGCCTTGAGCTGTTGGGCAAACTCATCTTCTTTTCCCTCTTCTCTAATCATCTTCATCTCGGCAAATATACCCTGTACTTCAATCTTGTTGTACAGGGTATATCTTCCTTGTTTGTAGCGCGTGAGCCTCTTCTTGTGGACGTAGCGTTCTAGCGTACGACGACATACCCCGAGCAAGTCCATTGTCTCGCTCGGGGTGTAGTAGAGTACTCTATATTGTTGTTGAGCAATTTGTAAATGTGTGCCCATAATGTCCTAGTAGCAAATATGCTATACGACATCATACGGCATGCACGCCTATCCGTCAATCTTCTTCTATGAGAGGGTACTTTTGCATGTGTTCTATGACAAGAGCATCATGTTTGTTTTGCCAGTACGCATTGAACATGTGGGCAATTAGAGCTTTGCGCATATGAGTTGTGACCGGGATATCCTTATACATACATCTAGTGTAAAGCTCCTGACGGGTATAGTGTTTCATGAGGTTCTCAACGCTGTAGAGTGTAAGGAGTGTACGGACGTTTTTTATCATAGCCTCAAGATTTTCTTTCTGGTCTATCATGATGGTATCTCTTCTTTCTTCTTTCGTGCTATACGGGTACCCTAGCGTGCGTAAGTCGAATTGTCATTATCTAATTCTCCTTATGCATTGCAAAGATTGCATCAATGTATATCTCACGACGTTGTGTGCTTGTAGCATTAGATACTTCGTCATGCAAGTATGACAAAGCTTCTGTAGTCGTACGGGCGTTCTCAATGCAGATGAGAACCTTACCATATGCGAATTGTGCATTCGCCTCTTGTGCCGTTGCACGTAGTTGGTGGTAGTGTGTGATCGCATTCTTAAGATTCATGATGGTATCCCTTCTTTCATATCCTTTAGTGGTGCGTCTTACACCTCATCACTAAAGGATGATAACTATTCTTCGACTTCTTGTGCTTGTGCCACTCCAATAGCATAGTCGTTTCCATCCGGGTCAACATATCCATATTCAATATCACCGATATTATCTACACCTTCATTAAGAGGTGCTTGGTTGTTGGCATAGCTTCTTTCTCACTTTCTTGGATACCTTGTCGATCCTCATGGAGATCAACAACAATAGACTCTAAATATTCTTGCGCACAGCGTAGATCATAGGCGGCGATACGTTCGTACTTGTCAAAAATGCGTGGTGTCTGCCCTGAAAACAATTCGCGCTCCTCAGGATAGAGAGTAAAGTATACCTCAATGGCTTGTTTGACCTTCTCAACTTCTGCTTCTGCCGCTTGTAGGTAGACGCTTGCACGTTCGTACTGTGCCATTGCAATGGACTCAGCCTCTTTATCGGTGAGTCCAGGCGCGTTACGATTGCTAAAGAGCACGCCGCTTTGTAGGTACTCACGACCACATTTACAATAGCTGTATTCGTGGTTTAGGCTGACGTACGCGTCGCATACACAACGACCATGACCATGTACATAATCGAAACGGATGCCACGCATAGGCGTTTTAGAAGCGCGTACAACGCCACTATCAAGACGGTGGATATTGAGTTCATCCTCAAGAGTGAAGTTTTCATAATCGTAGCAACCGTTCGCTAGACAAGGAAAATTTTGTGGGGTGTAAGGTGCTTCTAGTGGGAGGAGCACATAATATTGCTCGACCTCTTCAGTATGTGTGAGCACAAGTTCTGTAAGGGTCTCGACAACGATGTCTTCTTCCTTTTCTTCCTCAACAAAGTTAACAGGTGAGAGAATCAGATAGCCGTCCTTGTCACTATGGAAGATGTGAGAGGGAAAGTTATAGGTCAGTAAGCTATCGTAGGCTTTTTCATATTGTGCGTAAAGGATATTGTTACGATGTGACTCAAGTGTACGGCCTGTGACCTTAGCAAAGTTATCCTCACGTTTGTGGGCATTGATAGCATTAAGAAGGTGGTTAACGTGACGTGCAATCTTCACATCATTGCAGAAAAAACGCCCCTCAACCTGATAGTTAGCACCCTCGATAAACTGTGCTTGTGTGCTTGCACGCTTGTAAACTGTTAAGGAATATTCCTTAACAGTTGAATCAAAATCCTCACGTGTGATGTCAGCGCGATATGTAACCAGTGACGTTGCGTAACCGATACCTTTTGTGTGTGCATTCATGATGGAAACCTCTTTCTTGTGTGTGTTGTTTTATTTTTATTATACACCTTTTCATGGTATATTTGTCAATCATTTCCAACGAATATTCTAGAACATGAGAATATTCGTTGGTTTATCTGGTTAGTTGTCAGCTATGGTAGCACGCTTTATTGCATCATTGTCTAGTATGGTATTCTCTTCTTCTTCTTCTTCTTCGTCATCACCGTAGGATGAGTGTATCTGTTTTGAACAATCGTCACAGTAGAGGGATTCATCTTCCCAGTTCACATCATAGGCTACGACTTCTGTTGACATATCTTCTTTGTTGGCACATGAGGGGCATAAGACAAGGTTCTCTTCATCGAAGTAAAAGAGGTTGTATCCTCCCGGCCACGCGTAAGCAGGAAGTGATCCATCGTCAAGGCGTATATCTTGTAGATTCATTGTTGTATCCTTTCTATCCGTTCCTTTATAGATGCTTTGCGCCAAAGAAAAAGAGGCGTCTGGTGTGCCGTTTCCTTTTTGGGGCTGGTGCTACTTGTGCGCGTGCCACTGGTCTCTTCTTCTGATCATTTTGTATCGCCTTAATAGACGAATCAATGTCGGACATCTCACTCTTGAGTGTAGCAATCGTAGCGAGATCCTCATCGATATTGTATGCGGGCTTCTTCTTCTCCATAGCCGCCATAGCTTTCTGCAAAGCGGCTATGTCGTGTTTGTGCCGCTCCTTATCGATAGAGAGAAGAGCAAGTAAGAAAGCACTAGGATTCGATTGTAGAGACTGTAAGTGGGCATACATGCCCGTAGTGTCATTCCAATACCAATCAAAACTATTGTACATGTGCATTCCTTTTTGCTAGGCAAGGCGTACGTCTACAATCATCTACACAGGCTCGGCAATGCTTACAATACATATCTCCGCTCCGTTGCCAGATGAGGTCATAGACTGACATCTCTTTTATTGTGAGCAGTCGATAGCAATTATTGCAGCGTATAGTTTTCTTTGTCATTTGTCTATTTCCCTTCTAGTAGATCACACACACGGGCTATGCAGGAGCGTAACTGTTGCGAGAGGCACACGCATGCATATAACCGTAGTGAGAGAATAACATGTGTCACAACACCACCGCTATGCATGCTAGCACGCGCTACCCTGGTCTCACGCTCAATAAGAGAGGCTATGTGTTTATAGGCATCCTCATGCTTGCCAGAGACGCTCTGAAGCCTTTTACAAAGCGTGTCAAGTTCACTCTCTGGCATCAAATGTGTAGAGAAAACGGGTATGTCGTGAGGTGTTGCAATAGGTTGTGTGACGTACTTCTTCTCTTGCTGGATACGGTAGTGAGCAAGTCCTACTTGCCTATCAATGAAGGTGTTGATGAGACGATAGAGTCCGTACTGTGAGATATAAGAGTCGGTCTCTGGTATTTCTAGTACGTGTCCTATGCCTTGAAGAACTGGGACAGAGGATGCACGTAACATAGCCGTAGGGTACCCTCTTCGGATGCGTTCAGCGTGTTCTAGCTGTTGCATTGCACTCATTGTCGTTGTCGTTGTCATGATGGAATCCTCTTCTTCTTGCTAGTCTTTAGAGCGCTTCATAGTCGTAAACAGTTTCCCATTTTCCATTGCGGTAATTCTCAATGGAAACACGGTGCTTAAACTTCTCACCGTCTCCAATGGACGTACGCGCCAACCAGACACGCGCTTTATCCGTCTCTATCTTCAGATTATCAGATTGCCCTACACTGAGTGTAGGCAAGGAAGATAGATAGCTATACGAAAGATTGCATATGTCGGCAGAGTCTTCTTCTTCTTCTCCTGGTTCGTCGTCGTCGTCAAGCTGATAACCAGCGCATTCTAGTAACGTCTGGTTATGTTCTTCACAGTAGAGAGTCGTAGCATCTTCGTCCCACTCGAAGATTGCACCAGCACTACCCATCTCGTTTCCTTCGTCTTTATCAGGGTCATAGAGAGAAGTTGCTGCATCATGACAAAGGACAGTAGAGTCACTCCAAACATAGCCAATAGGTGTATGATTCGTCATTGTCGTTTCTCCTTATAGATAGAATATTTGTCGAATAAGAGAAGAGAGTAAGGAGTGATGAGGTACCACTCCTTACAGGTTTCACTACATGGTAGACAAGAGGCTCTCAATGTCAGCACCTTGCTTGATCTTTTTCATCCCTTCGGCTAGTCCCCATAGCAACTGGTTTAGTTTGACGTTGGTGTCAACGCTGTTGACGGCGCGTGTGGAGTGCTTTTTGCCACGTTCGTCACGGGTAGCAATGCCGCCACGCATCATGTTCTCTTGAATGACATTCTCTGTAACCCAAAGTGAGCGATTCATGTTGCTGTCTGTGGAGTCCTCACGGCGCCGGGCGCGTAAGAATTGTTCTGGGCGAAACGCAACGGGCGCATTCCCTACAACGACAATGCCGGTATCGGGATCGACTTCTTCGACTTGACCGTAGCGGGCACGCATGGAAAGTTCAGACAAGAGTGCTTGTTCGGGTCGTGAGAGGGAGATGTGGCTCATCTCTTCGATGGAGTTGGCAAGTTCGCCGCTCTCTTCAATAATACGCAAAGTGCCCTCGACGACGTTGCTAGCAATATCGCCTTTATGATGAATGCTGATAGGTGTCTGGTAGTCCCCGGATATCTGCCCGTTAGAACAGACCATACGGAACATACCTTGCAGAAGCTTGTAAGCAGAAGTGCCATCGTGGGAATTGATAAGTACAGCCTCAATGCGGTTCTGCTTTGCCAGTTCGTTACGGTGGCACAAACGCACAAGGTGCTTTGTGTACTCAGTCTTGCCCTCAATGCGTGACCGTGACTGCATAGCGGCAGTGACGACAAAGCCCTCTTTAGAGAGCTGTTCGAGGATAATGGATGTTGGGATATAGGTGTAACGCTGTGAGCGGCTATCATGCTTCTCAGAAGCAAAAATTGACGGTACATGATGCTGGATAGTGGCAAGATCTAAGCCTCTTGAGTCGGCAACAGCGAATGGATAAGCTTTAGACATTGATAGTTCCCTTCTTTCTTCTAGTAAACTGTTGTTTTATTGTTTCGCATACATCGGGGTTTCTACTGTCAATTATGCTCTTATCTAATACATTTGTCAAGTGGTTTTCAAAGTATTTTTGTGATGTTTTCAATCTGCAAGATCATATCTTTTCTGTCTTCTCTTCTCTTCTCTATAGGAACACATTGCACATGAGAGATGCAGCACCCTGATGTCTCATACGGATGTGGTTAAGCCCCTGGATGTGGAGTGAATAGATGAGTCTACTTTGACCGGGGGGGGGTCTACTTAGCGTGTGCGCACGCCTTACATGTAATACGAATATGCATACGCCTCATGACGGGACCTTTCTCTTTTTCAACAAAATGAAAAAGCTTGCAGGACATACATATGCATGATACTCTACACAAAGAAAAGGAATTGTCTTCAAGAAGAAGGGGATACAACGATGTCAGAAAAGAAAGTGCCAACGATGTTCATGCTCTCAGGTGATGTGATCAATGCGCTACAGGAAAAGACACAACAAAACTTGCGGAGCATGTACATGGAAGATCTGCTCAGGCGTGAGTTAGGACTTCCACCACGCCGGGCACCTGTAGCCGGATGGGTAGTCTATCAACGATCCATTGATAGCGGTAAAGGGCGACAAATTGTGTGCGTCAATGATGGTGTGATTGTTTCGCAACGCCTCACCGCCGCGCCCAAGCTTTTCCACTCATATATGGGGAACGGCAATCCTGAGCTAATCGGGCAACCGGTACAGACAATTTACGGCATAGGGTTTAAGCGTGTGAGGAGTCCCTATAGGGCACGTCAGGAACGAGAGGAATGGATCTCCCAATAATTGGAGATTTGCCTCCAAAAAAGAAGCAAAAACACGGACAAGAAATATTCGCAAAAACACGGACAAGAGGATAAAGATGTCGGTATACACATGGGCTTTCATCATTTTGTTTCTGGTATGGCTACTGTCACGACAATATGAGTATAGATGCCCACTTTGCGATTTCCACTCAAAACTTGAGAAGGACGTAGATGCACACATCCTCCACCATGCGAAGCATAAACCTGAGCGGAAAGAAATATGGTAACGAGAGGCCGCTAGCAATCTTCGCTAGCGGCCTCTCGGTCTATATGGGTTATTCATCGCCGCGCCCGCCGTTTATAATATCCGCGTACCCCTGCCACGAAGCGCCCCTTATCGTATTTGTCACTATAGAGGATATCAGCAGATTGTGATGCACAGTTGACGGCTTCATTTGCGGGGATCTTGTGCCCATCAGGAAACACAACACCGTCTACCTGTTCAGCGAACACTCCCCCGGCCTTGTACGCTTCAGCATCTTCAATCGTGCCCACTATACACCTCCGTGGGTATAACTTCTAACAGGGCATGCGGCCTGTTCTCAGGGGGCGTAAGCGTCACCGCAAGAATGTTTATTACCATATCGTCTATCGCGCTCAGATAGATCCCATCACATGTAGGGGAGGTATATCTGATGCGGAGATGACGGGCAATCTCTTGCGCGTCTAGACCGGAAGAAACAGTGCTAGAGAAAGGGCCGTTCATATGCCCGTCTGGGGAAATGGTATAGTAAATGGCCTCTTGCATCGTATCATTATGAACATACTGTCTCTTACCGTAGGCATAGAGGCACTCCATGTACGCGGCATGTGCAGATTTATATACGGCATACAACGCATGGATCGTGGGTACGTCTTTGGCGCGCATGGCCGCGCTGGTGTACCGCTCGCAGGCCTCTTTGCACGCTTCATCGGCGGCAAGTGTCTTGAGGTAGAGTTCTCTATCAAATTTCATGGGATGCTTGTTCCTTTCTTTCTGCCATGCAATGTGAGCATTGTTGTTCAATAATCACGACACCGGGTAAAGGATGTGTCTTGAACCATTCACCTTCCGTTGTGGTGAGGGTAACGTAGTAAGGCTCTTTTCTCCCTGAATACGAGAGGATCTTGAATTGCCCCTCAAGAAACCTCTGCAACCGGCGTACTACAATATCGTAGTCAATAAAGGTAAACTGTTTGAGGATCACCACGTATTCACGTGTTGGCTCTTTCACTTCTCCTGTGTTCACTTAATACCCCTTCCACACACTTGATATAATTCAAGTTACGATGCCAATCTAAACTTACGCCGGTAAACCAGAAACCTTGACGGCCACCAGTGATATAGACCTGATCGATATATGATAGATTCAAATTGATCATGATAGACCTCACCGCGTCCAAACGGTACGATCCGTAGAGAGACGTTGTGAAACGGTTGTAGGATCTTTCCTCGCCGTCTCTTGTCTGTGCGGCCCCGGACAAGAGCACTTGAAAAAGGGTTTGCCGTTCGCTATAGGTCGGTTTCTGATCGTTTACTTGCATCCTCTGTTTCTCCTATCTTCTTGATCCATTCGATAACGGCAATCATACCTGCACGCATATCAGGCTCTAACCCGGCACAGAGAACGATTGTCTCTAACATCGTAAGCGCATCGGTTGCGTTCTCTATTGCTTCGATCTCTTCATGAATGACATGATACGCCATAAGCTGATCGCAGTGAAAACGAGGAAGATGGAAAAAATCGGCAGTTTGCGAAAACGTTTTATATCCGCAGACCACGCAGACACGGAATCCTTTCACGTCGGTTCACCGCCTCCCGCTTCAACCTCCCACTCCGCTAGAAGGCCGAACTTACACCTGTTACACCTGTGCCGCTCAGGTGCCTCGATAAGCACGCTGTTGACTTCTAGGTAGCGTATCTGCAACGACGCCTTGCAACTGCTGCATGTAATGACTACAAAGCCCGTAGCGATATCCTGAGACGTTGCAGATATCAAAGGAGCGGCGGGGATGCCGTACGTCTCTAATGCCGCTCGATCACCGTTAAAGAAAACCACTCTGTAGAGTCCTGTACCTATTGCATCCCCAACAGTAGGTGAGAGCATATCTCCTTTTGCAAGGAGTCTACCATCAACGTCCACAAAATTTGTTTTTGTCTCGCTCATTCCAATGACCATCCTATTTTTTCATTCTCATGATCAAAATTGAGCAGTGTGAGATACCGGAGTGTCTCAAGAATGTCAATTCTGGTGAGTTCTATTTTCTCGTTATTATTCATAGAGACGATCTGGATATCGCACATGTGCGATATAGAGTCAATATCGATGAAGATACGGCTATAATAGCGACTCTCAACGTCTGCCACAATCGTACATCCACCATTCCACTTGCGTAGAGGGAGGTCGGCAATGGTTTCTAATTGCATCTCCATGCCACAGAACCAGTAGGATTGCATCGCGCTCAAGTTCTGCTCATGCTGAGACCGCATACGCCCATAAAGGATCGCGTGCTCAGCAAGCACATGAGAAAACACGTAAAGCTCAGGATGGTCAATGGAGAACTGCTCAAAGAGCTTCCAATCGGCAAGAGACGTACGCTGTCGCCCCCCGTAGCGGGCAATGCGGGGATTAATCACCTCTTCCTCTACGGCCTCCACAAACACACCCAGGACACCGTTTTGCTCTACCTCGCTCATTGATAAGAGCTGATCGGCTACATAATCTCGCATAATGAGATTGCGTAGGTAGGGGTCAACGTAGTCAAAGGTGATAACACAGTGGTCATAGGTGAGAGTCGTCTCATAGAGATAGAGATCATCAAAGAAAAGATCATCACTATGATGGTGAACGAGCACAACAACCCTATCATCGGCCTCATCATAGTGATAGAAGTACCCGGCCCCAAATGGTTCCTCTTCTTTATTGATTGACGATATCAAGCTGTATCGCCACTTGTCGATCAACACAGACGATCCGTTTTCGTCATTGGTGATGTCGAATGTGGGGACATCATAGGGGAGGTATCCCCCCCCTTCCTCTCTCTGAATATAGACGCGTACCAGTTCATCATCCATGTCTCTCACCACTTTCCAGACTGGATATCATCCGTATCATAATAGTCATCGTTATCTAATTCAACGTCGTCTGGCAGCTCTAGCGAGGCTTTTAGATCGCGCTGAATATCGTACTCTTTGTTATCGTAGTGCGTCATAGGATTGGCCCATGATAAGCCAAACGACTTCTTCTGATTGTTCAGGATGTACTGCCATGCAACGATATACGTGGCGGCGGTCTCAGCAGAGTCATCGACGAGGCGCACTTCTCCAAAGTGGACATTTGCCCGTATCGAGTATTTGGCATCTCTGTGCCATTCGTCATAGGTAAAGTATTCGACATAGACCGGGTTGCTCCGGTCAACGACATTCATCATGTAGCGCCCGGCGCGTACTTTGTTTCCCATTATCTATCATCTCCTTCTTGATACGGCTCAATAGCGTCGGATATAAATTGCCGGGCCTCTTCTAATTGTGTACGGTGAACCCATCGGCTCACCGCCCCGGCCCGCATGATATTAGCCTGAGTTTGAAGAGCCTGAATGTAGTCTCGGACCCTCACCTCATCTCGAAGATAGGCCATATTGTATGGCTCTTCCAGAAACGCGTCAAATGGCGCCCCACCAGCATGCTTCAAAGCTTGATACATATCCTCTGTGATGTACGTTATAACACCACCATCGTCTAATACATGGATAATCTGCAATGTGCTTTCCTTTCATATTTTGTTTCTTAATGTATTCTCATATTATCATACTCTAATACATTTGTCAATAGGGAGGAAAAGAAAAGTGAGTGTGTTTTCACTCACTTTTCTTTTATCGTTAGTCTGCGTTGACTGGTTGTGCTTGTTGTGTTTTGCAGGTGTCACCGGCACTAAAGGCGTGCTCATCAAAATGGGAAGGGCGAACTGACTCCCCACAGTGGATGCATTTCCCATTGCGGTACATCCAGGAATAGAGGCGATTAATTTGCCGTGTGCTGTTCTCTCCGGGGAGAAGGCCGGGCGATGAGGCCATTGCTCTGAGTTGATTCAACCAGAATGTTTCTTGGGCACCACGTCGGTAGATATGATGCAGCACGCCATCAACAAATGAAACTTGTTTGTGATCATCGTCAACACTTTCCCTAAACCATGCGGCAAGTGCGCCGCTTTCGGAATGGTCCAGATCATAGCCACAGAGGCGTAAGAATGCGATTGACTGGTAGATCGGGATGACAGCCGTTCGTGCTTTTGTTTTGATACCGCTAAACAGCAAAGCGGCATAGGTAAGGTTCTCATCGACGCGGTACTTCATGGCATCGGTAAGGATGACACCGTGGCTTACACCCTTCACAAGCGCATTAATGGACGGTGTATCCATGCCTGCAAGTCCCCCCAATCGCTCCATTGCAATAGGGTAGAGTGCCATGCTGTAATCGCCTTTGTATTCATTGGCAATGTAAACTTGAGAAAAGAACGGGTTCTCCGTTGCCAGTGTGCGGGCAAACTTTCCGATCTCTGTCGTGGTGGAGTACGCAAATTGCTTCTCCGATGCCTTCTGTGCCTGGAGATTCTGGATTGCAATGTAGCTCTCAATGATACCATCAAGTGACCATCCATGCAGCGTGTCAAAAGTGATGGAATAATTGAGAAATTTGTTTAGATCGTTTTCTTTGAGGTCTCGGTAATAACGCCCCATGTTATTGCTATAGAGACCTAATCGACCATCGACGAAGGCACGAATAGCGTTCAGGCGTTGTTGGCCGTCAAGGACATACCGTTTCCCGTTCTCCGGGTAGAACACGATTGCATTTGCGTAGTTGCCCTCAAGTAGTGTACGGATGAAACCGCGCTGTTTTGGCTTAGCCCATACGGGGCCGCGTTGCCAATCGGGGATATTATAATAATACTCCCAATTGGCAATCAGTGACCGGATCGTCACCCTGTTACTCTCGATGATCTTCTCATCAGGCATACGTTTGTTTCCTTTCTTCATTGGGTCAATACTGACCCAACCATCATAGCATGAAGTGATAATTTTGTCAAAATCTTTCCTCAAAACAGCATACGCATTTTCGGCAATGTTTTGGGATCGGTGTTGCGCTTTTCTGCTCGTTTTATCGTTCGTTGCTTCTTTGGTCTACCGTAGGATCGGGGGAAATCTGGATTCATGGCATGAAAAAGATCGTGTTCTTGTTTGCAGAGAGTGATCAGTTCATGATCTAATTCATAGCCTCGATGATCGTAGGAGTTGTGATGTACGACTAACACGATAGCCCGACCCTGGCTGTCTTTACATGCCCTATCTCGCCCGCATAAACGACACCGGTAGCCGTCACGGAGCAAGATCCGCTCACGCGTTGCTAACCACTCCGGCGTTTTGAGGTAGACAGAATAGGGCATATAATGAAGTTCGTCTTCTCGCTCGGTATGAAAAATAGTATCGATCATGCGTTTCCTCCTTTTTTAAGAGCATAACGCATGATCGATATATTGGTCAAGCCTTAATCAGCTTGCCAGAACTTCGAGGCATTCATAAAACGCATGAGTGCGAACCATTTATCCGCAAATTGTATCCGCTCATCTCCATCAAGACGCTTTGCCTCAATCAGAACTGCGGCATATTTGCAGTTCTTTGCATGTGCTGCAACCTCTAGAATGTCAGATGCCTGGATAGTGGATGTTGCTTCAACGATTGTGTATGACCCCTGGTTTTCTATGTCATGATGATCATGCCAATCATTCATAGCAAACATGAAACCTTCACAATCGTCTTTGTCGTAGAACTCAGCTAGAACCTGCTCGTTTTTGATATTGCAGAGATAGTACTTTTTGTTACCCATGACTATTCCCTTTCTTTCAACCATGTTGCAATTCTACTTATACACGAACACACGACAAGAAACGTAAGAGCGGCGGATATTCCGTAAAGGAAAACCATAACATCACGCATGTTACTCTTCCCTCTTGAATCCTTGTTCTTCCAGTTTCTTCACCATGTCGGATAGTCGTGTCTCTTCTGAGTGTCCACTCAGGATAAACCGGTTGCGGAGCAGCATAGGCCATGCTCGTAGCGGTACGTCGAGAACGATATCAGCAGCAAGAAAGAGAATCTTTCCTTCCAGATATCCGTATTTTGTGCGCTCACCAAAGGTGACTTCCTCCCCTGCGCGAGTATAGTCTACCCGGTAGTACCGGTCATGCCCCTTCGTGCCAATATCCCCACCGACGTTATACTGTGTACCGCTCACGCGTTGCCCCTCTTGATGAAATTGTGTCATTACTTATCCCTTTCTTCATAAGAAATCACAGGTCAAAGAGAGTTGCTTGCTGCTTTGTGGCAACCGCACGCGCTAAATTCTTCTGAGCCGCCTGAAAATAGGACGGTTTTAGCTCAATACCAACAAACTTGCGATCATGCCGAACCGACTCATATCCTTCACTGCCGATGCCCATAAATGGCGAGAGGATCGTTTCACCGGGGTTACTCCATAGCCTGACGCATCGCTCAATGGTTTGCAATTGTAAGGGACAAACGTGCTTCTCATCGTCTTTATCGCGCCCTTCCGCAACGTTGAGCGTATCGCTCTCCTTGATGTCGTACCAGACCGGATGCGCCCACTTAATCCAGTCGTCATGAGAGATGTTTGGATGGATGGGCACCGCATTCTCACCGGGCTTGCGAAACACCACGATATAATCAGCGAGACCGGGCCTGAGCCATGAACTATCTTTATGGAGCTGCACGAACATAAGCCCTTTAGCCTTTGTGCGTACGGCTTGAGACTGTGGATTTTTTTGAATGCAGATTTCACCATGATAGATGAAACCACGGGCAATGAATGCCCGGATCACATCCCCGCGAAAATCTTTCAGGCCGATGTATCCATCATTGATAAGGCTGGCGGCTAACTGTTGCACATGCACGCAACAGTTACGCCCTGGTTTAATGGCCCGTAACAAATGGTCGATGATGTAGTTGAAATGAGTGTAAAATTCATCCGATGTTTTGCTATTGCCCAGATCGCGCTCCGTTGGGGAATAGGTATAAAGTGACTCAAAGGGGGGAGAGAAAAGCGCCATATCGATAGAGTTGTCGGCCACCTCTGCTAGCCGCTCACAACTGTCACCGAGCATGATTGTGTATTGGTTCTCACGGATCGTATCCGTCCTATATTCTTCCTTGCGTTCTGCTAACGCTAGTTCTTCCATCTCTGACTCCTTTACACAGTCGATAAGCTTATCGCTCATTTCCTTTGCTTCTTGCTCTTTCTCCATAACATTTGCGTAAATCTCGCGCTCAATATCGGCGAGGACAATGTATGCAAACACGGGCATCTTTTGCCCGAATCGATAGCACCTGCGAACGCACTGGTAGTACGCTTCAAAGCTATCAGAGAGGCCGATGAATGCCATGTTGAAACAGTTTTGTAGGTTGATGCCAAATCCAGCTATTTTGGGTTTTGTTATGAGGACACGGATATCCCCACGCTGAAACCGCTCAATGGCATCAATCTTTTTGTCGGGTGAGTCACTCCCCGTCACTTCAACACTATCTGGGATGAGCTTTGCGAGAGTTGCACTCTCCTCATTCATACCACACCAGAGTATCCATTGTTGGGAGCTTTCGCTTACCATTGACACGATATGATTGATGCGCTCATTGATCGTGCCTTTGCGTGCTTTCGCCCGGTCCTGGATACCATGAAGCCCGGTAAAGAAGAGCTGATCAGGGGGGCTATAATCGGTTTCGACAAATGCAGGGATCACATGAAGTGCAGGGAGAATATACCCCTCATCAGAGAAACCAATATCAGACGGCTTTTTAACGCTCATTGACCATGATGCCAGCCACCGATAGAATGCGGTTTCAGCGTGTCTCTTAAGCCGCCATCCACTGCCTGAACCGTTGCTATTGTCATGGACAAAGAACATGGAGAGCATCTCAGTGCGCGTCATGACATTCAAGAATTCGGCATGGTTGGTCAGCTCTGTCACGTCGTTTGGTGCAGGTGTAGCAGTGCAACAGAGCTTATATGGGACATCACGAAACAAATCTATGAGCTTTGTCTTTGTTTTGCCGTCCAGTGATTTGAGGATGCTACTCTCATCGAGGACGATTGATCGAAACATAGTAGGATCAAAATGATCTAACATCTCGTAGTTCGTGATGTTGATGCCATCTTTGATAACGTCGTCGCCACTACGAGTATAGTGGACATCAACACCGATCTTTGCCGCCTCATTGACAGTTTGCCGGGCCACTGAGAGCGGGGCCACGATTAGTGATGTACCCCCAACTAAACGCGCCCACTCCACCTGACAGAATGTTTTGCCGAGTCCAGTATCGACGAAGAGCGCAGCACGTCCTTTGCGCAGTGCCCACTGGACAAGCACCCTCTGGAAGTCAAAGAGGATCGGGTTGATGTCATCTAGCGATACGTCAATCCCCACGGTTGACGCTACCCGCTTTTTCTCTTTTAAGAAATCTGCATAGTCAATCATTACTGTTCCTTTCTTCACTAGTATATTTGTCATTTTACACTAATTCTGAGAGGAAGTCAATATAGTTTTGCACCTCTTTTCGATAGATCTCAGATTTGAACCGGATATCATAGGCATCGGGACCAACGTAGGTACGCGCAAAATGGTAGGCAGAGGCAAGCGCATCTTGCGTGTCCAGGCTACGCGTGAAGAAGAGGGCATCTAACTGGGTGAAGAAGTGCGGATAGATGCTCTCAACATTCATAAGCAAGTCATTATCGGCAATGTAGGCGGTTAGCACGATAGCCCGATCATTATACCGGGCATCTTGAAAGGGGGCTATTCTCGATTGAAACAGCTCTATAGCCTCGTCCATTAAAATCGTGTCACGAGAGCCGTCAGAGGTCATTGATTGTATAGCCTCGTCATTGACGGTTATCATATCGGCAAATGCCTTGTCGCATCGTAGGCATGTATTTTTGCCTATTTGCGCAGTACGTTGGCAGTAGTCGCATCTACTCATCTGCCGATATGCTCCCTTCACGGAACTTTGTCCAGGCACCTACATAGTTCATTTTGATGTCTGTCTTCATGCCGTCCCGATTCTTATCAACAATGAGCGTTGCATTCCAGTTGGGGGGATTCGGATTATTTGGATCAACATGTTTCTGGATGAGCAAAACGATATCGGCTTCTTGTTCGATTGCCGATGCCTCCTTGATGTGCGCCATTGTCGGACGGGTTGCACTCTCGCTTTCACGATTAAGCTGTGCAAGGCAGATAAACGGGACACCTAACTCTTGCGCAATCGTTCGACACCATATCACAGCTTCCTCGATCTCGATACGTTTCTCATCACGATCACGGCCCTCTGCCATTTTGCACTTTTGGAGATAGTCGAGGACGATCATATCGATGCCATGATCACGGCGTAACTGTAGCAGTTGCGCACGCATCGGGGGGAGCAAGTTATTGCGTGGGCGTAGCGTAAACATCGTACCGGGCACCGATTGTAGTTCTGTTGCAGCGTCTACAAATCGCTCCCACTCTGTATCATCGAGCAGGCCGTTACGAAATTTGTTTGTATTGATCTCACTATTTTGTGACAGCCACCTACTAGCGATAGACTCATCACTCATCTCAAGAGAGAGATAGGCCACGTTAAAACCGCTCCCATCCTTCTTACGCTGCCTGAGTGCGGCATCGATAAAGTTGAGGCCAATAGCAGTTTTCCCCCCACCAGTACGCGCCGCAACAACGGTGAGCGTCCCTGGTTGAAAGCGGCCTATAACCGCGTCAAGTCGTGAGAAACCCGAGGATATGCCAAGTCCCCCATCACCAACGACCTTATTATTCATGGTGGAGAGGAAATCATCGACAATCGAACGGTGATCACGGACAGTAGAGACGCTTGATGCATCGGTTTCGATGGTACGAAACATTTTCTGCAATTCCTCGAAAACTGTATCATCCTCGGTATACGCGCCATATGCAGCAAGTTGGGCTATGTTTGCAAGAAAACGATGCCGCCACATATTTAGAATAATTCTACCGTATTCGTCAACATTACCGAAAACAAA